TCTTTCCGATGCTGAATATAAAATAATTCGTAGTGAAGTTGAAAATAAAGGAATCCGCGCTCTACGCGGTTCTAGCGCTCAAGTAGTTTTCGCCGCGTTGAGAGAACGCGATAAGGCGATGAAAAAGGCAACCGGAGTTCGTGTTGGCGATATGGTTAGTTGGGATTCTTCAGGTGGAACAGCGCGAGGCAAAGTAGAACATGTCATGCGCGAAGGAGTTCTCGGAGTTCCAAATTCAAAGTTTTCAATCAAGGCAGAAAAAGATGACCCGGCAGTTCTGATTCGTATTTATCGCGATGATGAAGAAACCGAAACTTTAGTCGGTCACAAGATGTCTACTCTAAAAAAAAATTCTGAAGTAACAAAACATGGCAACCATGACCAAAGAAGTCATGGAAAGTGGGCAGATGAATCCGAGGGTGAATATGAAGATACCCAAGGAGAGCATCCACGCCATAGCAAAATAAATGTCGGCGATGACGAAGGCGAGTTTGGTGACCTTAGCGATGATGACGATATGGAAGCCATGGATATGATGGATATTCTCCGTCCGCCAAAGATTACGGCTAGTCAAAGAATGTCTGACGATTACATAAGCCAATACTCAATCAAACCTTCACTACGCAACAGGGGTTGAAATGGCAACAATTATTGATGACACCATCAACATTCTCAAAGGGATGGGTCTCAAAGCGGAAACGATAGCGACACCTCCGGGTTACGCAGGTATTCAAGTTCGGTTGCCACATGATGCTCAGGGATATTTTGTTTGGGCGAAAATCGACAATAATGATTTTGCTTTCCGTTTGGCTAGGTTTTGGGAAGCCGATAACCCAATGTCAATGTTGATTTGTCCAACTTTGATAGATGCGATTGCTAGGACAAGAGTTCTCGCTAATCGATAAAAAAGTCTCGAATTACACCTATGGTATTCTTTCCATGTCAAAACCCGAGGTTAGTTTTTCTAGCCCGATGCTAGAGGGCTACCTCTTTTCAATAGGAGATACATGGCTAAAAACACCCGCAAAATGGTGAATCTTGCCATTGAGGAAACAAGCGGGGTAGACCATCCTGCTCACCTACATGAAGGATGGCTGGTTATGAAATCAGCCGACGAATCTGAAGTTCAGAGGGTTTTGGACGAAACGCTCACCGAGGAGGACTCCAACATGGAGAACAATTCTACCGAGGCTACAACAGAGCAGGTTGAAACTTCCGTTGAGGAACAACTTTCCGTCGCAAAGGCTCGAATTGCCGAATTAGAACAGGCACTAGCCAAGGCTTCTGAGGATGCTGAAATGTCCGAAGAAGATAAAAAGAAGAAAAAGATGGAAGAGGAATCCTCCGAGGAAATGGACTATATGAAGTCCGCACCTGAGTCAGTAGTCAAAATGATTGAGGACCTTCGCAAATCCGCTGAAGAAGCGAAATCTGCTCTACAAGCAGAACGCGATTCACGCGCAGATGTGGAGGCAATTGAAAAGGCAAAGGGTTGGGCTAATCTCAATCTCGATGCCGAGAAAGTTGGACCAGCGCTTCGTCGTTTGGCTTCAACCGACGCAGACCTAGCAAAAGCCATTGAGGAAACTCTTTCTTCAGTAAATGCTCAGGCTGAATCAGCACAAATTTTTGCGGAGATTGGCAAATCCGCAGACTTCCCAACGGGCAATGCTTATGAGCGTATGACCTCATTAGCAAAGTCGGCAGTCGAAGAGGGAGTAGCAAAGTCATTCGAGCAAGCGCTTGCTGATATTGCGACAAAGAACCCTGACCTTTACAGCCAGTACCTATCCGAGAAGAAAGGTGCCTAAAAAATGGCATACGAAATCTCTAATTACTCGGTAAAGGTCACCCTCGTAGCCGCGGCTGACCTTTCCGCTTTACAATACACATTCGTCAAATTGAACGCATCAGGACAGGCGGCGGCATGTTCCGGCGCAACTGATATTCCAATTGGCGTATTACAAAATGCTCCAACCGCAGGACAAGAGGCTGAAGTTCTAGTTGTCGGCGGAACCAAGATTGTTGCTGGAGCGGCAATCGGCGAAGGCGTACAGGTTGGTACATCTGCGGCAGGTAAGGCAGTAGCCCTAGTTGCTGGTACAGATACCACCAAGTATGTCGTTGGAACTCTTCTGACCGAATCAGCGGCAGATGGAAACATCGTAACCGCCGTAATCAACTGCGCCAATCCGGGCAGAGCGGCATAAGGGGGAACAATAAATGCCACAGCCAAATATCAATTCCGTCCATGTGGACGCGATTCTGACCAACATCTCTGTTGCGTACTTACAGAATCAAGATAACTTTATCGCTGACAAGGTATTCCCTGTAATCCCTGTCGATAAGAAGAGCGATAAGTACTTCACCTACACCAAGAACGACTGGTTCCGCGATGAGGCTCAACGCCGTGCGCCGGGAACAGAATCCGCTGGTGGCGGTTACAACATCTCAACTGGAACATATTCATGCGATGTTTATGCTTTCCACAAAGATGTCGATGACCAAACAGTTGCTAACGCAGATGCTCCGTTGAATCCACTTCGCGAAGCAACTGAGTTCGTAACTCGTCGTATGTTGCTTCGTAAGGAACTTCAGTTCGTATCTGACTATTTCACCACAGGTGTTTGGGCAGACGATGTTGCTGGTGTTGCTTCAAGCCCATCTTCAGGCGAAACAATCAAGTGGTCGGATTACACAAACTCTGACCCAATTGCTGACATTGAGGCAGGAAAGGCTGAAATTCTTGGTAACACCGGAATGGAAGCAAACACTCTTGTTCTTGGATACGATGTATTCAAGTCCCTCAAGAATCACCCTGACTTGGTAGACCGTATCAAGTACACCTCTTCACAGACCATTACAACCGACATGATTGCGGCAATGTTCGACATTCCTCGCGTCATGGTTGCTAAGGCTGTCAAGGCGACCAACAACGAAGGTGCTACCGGAGCCTATGCTTTCGCTTTCGGCAAGGGCGCTCTTCTCACACATGTTGCTCCAAATCCGGGTCTCTTGACCCCTTCCGCTGGTTACACCTTCTCATGGACTGGTGTATCAGGTGGTATCGGCGCAACAATCGGAACTTCACAGTTCCGCATGGAATCAATCAAATCCGACCGCGTTGAAGCAGAAATGGCTTGGGATAACAAAGTCATCGCTTCCGACCTCGGATATTTTTGGTCCTCAATCGTCGCTTAGTTCGTCAAAAGGAGGGGGCAGGACTGTTGAAAGTCCTCCCCCTTTCTTTTTTAGGAGTAGAGGAAATATGAAAGTAAAAGTTTTGAAAAGAATGACTTCTCTTGGAAACGAATTGAATCCGGGAGATATTGTTGATGCGAGCGGATGGCGCCATACAAAGGCTCTCGTTTCAAATCGCTACATTGAGATTTTGTCTAATGAGGCTCCCGCCAAACCTGCCCCTGCTCCAAAAGTAGAGGCTCCAAAGGTTCAGGTAGTAATAGAGGACGAACCAAAGAAGGCAAAGAAAGTCAAGGATAAGGAGTAACTATGCCAGTCTCCCACAATCGAATTTCAGTTACTACTGAAGCCACTAAATTGACCAACGACTTTGATGGTCGCGACGGTCAAACAATCAATGTTCAAAACCCTACGGGTGGAGTTGATGTTTATTTAGGTGGAGCAGGTGTAACAACCACAGATTACGGCTATCTACTGAAGGCTGATACAAGTTTCTCAATCGAACTACAAGATGACGAGAAACTCTATGCGGTCGTTGCTTCAGGCACACAAACCGTAAATGTAATTCGTCAAGGAGCCTAATAGATGGCTTTACCGGCATCGCTCTCTACGGTGACGGTGATTGGCACCTATGTGGACTTACAGGGCAATCCCGTCCGTGGCTCTTTGATTATTACTCCGCAGACAATCCTCAAGGAAACTGCGGCGAATGTAATTATCATTCCAGTCAAGATTCAAAAAACCTTTGATGCTACTGGTTCTTTTTCTGTTGTCTTGCCCGTGACTTCAGATACAGATGTCGCTCCAATACCCTTTATTTATACTTTAGAAGAAAACTTCACAGGCGGAAGAACTTTCCAAATATCGCTACCTTTATCGGTTGCTGGAACCACGCAAAACCTTGCTGACTTGCTTCCAGCAATTCTTACAACCGAATCCGGTTATGTTACAACTGACCAATATGTTGCTCTTCAGGCTCGATACACAGCCGCGAATAACACCAAGGTCATTGTTGTTGATGCTGAAGATTATGAGACGAACGCGCAACTCTACGCTGAGGCGGCGGCTACCGCGGCTTCAGCGCTATCTAATTACAATTCCAGCCAGTTCATGTTGATGGGG